AGATACAAGTGGGCTACTAGTATATACAAAACTATGAGGGATTGTTTCTGGAAACCTGAATCTGTTAATACAGCAATGGAGTCTAAGAACTATAGCAAGTTAAGTGAGCAAGATAAGTTTGCTTATGATAGAGTATTTGCACAGTTATCCTTCTTAGATAGTATGGTTGCTGATAGCCTTGTAGATAACCTTAATGGCTTTATAACTAATAAGATAGTCAATGCCTGTCTAATAGAACAAAGTGCCCAGGAGGTACTCCATAGTAAGTCTTATGCTGTACTATTAGCTGATACTGTAGATGATAGTGATGAAGTATTTACTTTATACAAACAAGACCTTACACTTAATGCTAAGAACACAGCAGTATATAAAATGTTTAATGAACTTACTGAGGGTGAAGTAACTCCTGAGAAGATATACTATGCACTTGTAGCTAATCAATTACTAGAAGGTATATTCTTTCAAACAGGATTTGCTACTATATATCACTTAGGTGATACTATGTTAGCTAGTGCCACTATGGTTGCTGAGATACATAAGGATGAGAATAATCATATTGCATTATTTGAGAATATCATTAGAGAATTTCAAGTAGAGAATCCAGACCTACCTTGGTTTATGATGAGAGCTAAGACTAATGATATGTTTGATAAAGCTTATGAGTTAGAGTCTAGTTGGATGCATTATATATTAGGACATGCTTATAGTAAACAGATTACTGATGCTACTGTAGCTTACTTCATTAAGAAGAGACAACAAAAGATAGGTATGTATGATGACTATGCAGATAAATATGGATTTGGATTTGAGAATCCTTTAGTTAAGAAGTTAAATGATAGGTCAAGTGGTAATGATACTAGGACTAATTTCTTTGAAGGTAAAGTAAATACATATAGTAAACAAGAGCTTAGTTGGGATGAGTTTACAGGTATGGAAGAGGTAGGAATTAACTGGACACAGATGGAGCAACCTAAGTATAGTGATGCAGTAAGAGAGAAAGCCCAATCTATAGGACATGTAGAGGATAGAAGTGATGAATGTGTAGGTTGTCAGTAGTCTAAATTACCAGAAGTGTACAATAAGCTAAAGAGCAAAGGGATGATATACAATACATACTACCTAAATAGTAGAAAGTATAGTTACCTCAGTTAGTGAGCTAGTATATTATTACTGTGTTCTAGGCGACCCCTTTAGGGGAGCCATACAGTATAACTTAAGGAGAAATAAGATGAGTGTAGTACAAGATATAGGAACAGGACTATCTACTGAGTATGTAATACCTAGTAATAGTACAGAAGGTAAAGAGTTAGAAATGTTACTTACTAATATATGTAAGGACTTAGGAAAGGTGTCTAATATTGTAGAAGATAGTGGAGATTTAGAGTTTTTACTTATGATAGTTGGCAGTTATTTAATTGCAAGTCAGAGTGAAGAAGGATTAGAAGAAGGAGCAAGACCTCCTAGTGTACTATTTGATGAGACTTTAATGCCTCAGATAAGAGCTATGGATAAAGTAGTAGATGTAGAGGTAATAGAAGATGAAGAGTGATACAGTACATAAACTTATACAGGACTTAGATACTAAGTACCCTGATAAAGCACCATTGTATGAGCTATCATCTTTTGATTTAGGAGTCCTAGCTGGACAGAGAATACTTATAGAGAATTTAAAACAGATGTATAAGTTTGGAGAGATAGATACAATAGAGAAGGAAAAATAAATATGGGTAAAGTATTAGGTGGAGCAGCTTTAGGAGCTATCATAGGTACAATAGTAGCACCAGGTATAGGTACAGCTTTAGGGGCAGCAGCATTAGGTGGAGCAGCAGGTATGGCAGCAGAGTCAATGGATGCACCTACAGCACCAGGTATGGACACTTCTAGTATATCTTCAGGCTTAGGTACTGTAGGTGAAGGTTCAGGAGGCAAGACATTTAATGAAGATGAATCTAAAAGAAAAGCAATTAGTAAGAAGAAGCTAGGTGCCAGAGCATTACAAATACCATTACAATCAAAATCAACTGAAGTATCTAGTGGTGTAGCAGGTGATGTATCAGGTACAGGTGGATTACAAATTTAAGAAAGGCAGTAAATAATGGATAAACAACATAAATTAATTGAGAAGTATGGTTCAGCTATGTCTTTCTATAATACTAATACTACAGTAAGGGAAAGCTTAGAAGGAGACTGGAGAGATGCAGCACAACTAACACTTCCTTATGTATTTCCTATAGAGAACCAAGATGAGTCAGCTATGATGCCTACTCCTTTTAACTCAATAGGACCATCAGCAGTAAATGCCTTAGCTAGTAAATTACTAATAGCATTACTACCACCAACAGGAGCTTTCTTTAGGTTACTCCCACATCAAGAGAGTATACAAGAGATGGATGCTGATGCTATAAAAGGATTAGACACAGAATTATCTAAAGTAGAACAAGAAGTAGTAGAAAATATTAATGCACAAGCTCTTAGAGTACCTGTATTTGAAGCTATTAAACTTCTTATTATTACAGGTAATGCTATGTTGTATAAGGTACCTAATGGAACATTTAAAGTATTCTCACCATATCAATATGTGGTACAAAGAGACTATGTAGGTGAACTATTAACAGCTGTAGTACAAGAGAAGATGGACTATATAACTCTACCTCAAAAGGTAAAAGATGATTTAGCTGAGTATGATAATGAAGCTATGATGGATAATAATGGTAGTAGAGTACAAGAAGTAAAAGTATATACTATGATTACTAGATGCTCTGATAATAACTATCAAGTCTGGCAAGAGATTAATGGTATGATTATAGAAGGTTCAGAGAAGAAATATACTAAGGATAAACTTCCTTATATTACTCTTAGATGGACTACTGTAAATAATGAATCTTATGGTAGAGGCTTAGTACAACAATACTTAGGAGACTTTAGAAGTCTTGAAGGATTATCACAAACTATTGTAGAAGGTGGTGGTATTGCAGCTAAACATATATTTGGTGTAAGACCAGGTAGTACTGTAAAAGTAGAAGACCTAAATAATGCAGGTAATGGAGACTTCATCTTAGGAGACTTAGAGAAAGAAGTATCTACACTACAAGTAAATAAAGGTAATGATTTAGCTGTACCATTCCAACTTATGCAATCACTAGAAGGTAGGATATCTAAAGCCTTCTTAATGTTAGGTGGACAGGTTAGAGATAGTGAAAGAACTACAGCTACAGAAGTAAGAGCAGTTGCAGCAGAACTAGAAGCTACATTAGGTGGTATCTTTAGTGTACTAGCAGCAGAGTTTCAAACTCCTCTAGTAACTTTAATGTTACATGAGATTAACCCTACTGTATTAAAAATAACTACACCTAGTATTACTACAGGTATAGGAGCTATATCTAGAGAAAGAGATTTTAATAACCTTAATGTTATGCTTCAGAGTATGGCACAGTTAGGGCCTGAAGTTCTTATGAGGTATATGAAAATAGAATCTTATCTAGCACAGGTAGCTACATCATTAGGTATAGACCCTTATGAGATAATTAAGACACCTGAACAGATACAACAAGAAGATGCAGCAAGACAACAGCAAGAGCAACAAGCTATGGCTCAGGAAGCTGCTCTTAAGAATCAACCACAACAAGAAGGAGGACAACAATGATATTCAATTCAGTAAAAGAGTATGAAGAATACTTAAAGAAACAAGAAGAGGCTAATAAACCAAAGCCTAAAGTAGTACCAAAGAAAGAAGTTAAGGAGAAGAAGTAATGGCAGAACAAGTTAATGGAGAGGCAGTAGTAGAAGAACAATCTACTGTACTTAATGCAGAAGAAGTAGAGGCAGCAGTTAAAGCAGATGAAGGTGAAGTAGTAATAGAAGAAACTAAACTACCATCTGATGAAGAAACATATGAATTACCAGAAAAGTTTAAAGGTAAGTCAGCTGAAGAAATAGCTAAGGCTTATCAAGAATTAGAGAAGATGAAATCTAATCCTGATAAAGAGGAGGAAGGGGGTGATGAAGAATCTGAACCTGAAGATAAGGATAAACCTAAAGATAAGTTAGCTAATGTAGATACTAATAAGTACTATGAATCTTACTTAGAAAATGATGGACTTACTGAAGGTGATTATGAAGAACTTGCTAAGGAAGGCTTAAATAAAGAACAAGTTGATGAGCAAATAGAATTCATTAAATACAAGACTCAGAAAGCAGAAGAAGCTATACTAGATGGTACTCCTATAGAAGAGTATACAGCAGCAGCAGTTAAAGCTAAAGAGGCTTGGGGTGAAGATAAAGCAGCACAGTTTAATAAAGAACTAGGAGAGGCTTCTTTATATGTACAGAAGATGATGATTAAGAACTTAGTATCTGAATTCTCAGAAGGTGCAGCACCAACAGAACCACTACATACAAGTAAACCACAAACACAACCAGCTAAAGGATATGCAAATAGAAGTGAACTACTTAAAGATATTGCAGACCCTAGATATGAGACTGATAAGAACTGCAATAAAGAAGTAGAAGAAAAACTAGCAATGACTGACGACTCCTCTTGGTAGGGGTCTAGGGTTATCCTCAAGGTTCATATAGGGTAGTAGGTACTCTCCTTCCTCCTACTCTACCTGAGCCTTGAGTATATTCTTCAAGGAGGGTATAGATAGATAACTCTAACAACCTATGATATACAGGTATAGTATATTACAAAAAAAAATCAACAATAAAAGAGAACAATTAAAAGATCGGAAGAGCACACGTCTGAACTCCAGTCACCGATGTACCTCGTATGCCGTCTTCTGCTTGAAAAAAACCAACAAAAATCAAAGCAGCAACGAAATAAACATATACCACAAGATGAATATACGCACGTCATAAATATAATGAGATCTTAACGAATATCAGAATAAATAAAAACAATGTAACAGCTCAAGCACAGTCATAAAAGCCA